TACGTTTGAATCAAAGTGATGTCGTTCATTGACTCCCCAAGATTTCTCCAAGTTCCTCTTCTCCGCTAATCTCCGTTAGGTCTTTGGTTTCAAAGTCAATGCTACCCTTGTTTAGGTAATACTGAAAGGCCTCATTATGAGTCATACTCTCGTCCATAAACAAATCGTAGCCGACATAAACTTCCTGCACAAACTGTTCTCTCGTTTCAATCTTGTGCTTATTTAATTCAATTGCCTCTGCAATTTCGTAGAAGGATGGTTCTTTCTTAAATCTACAGACAAGATATTCTTTACCGCCCGTTGGTCGCCAAAGTGGCATATCATTATCACCCATGTTAGACCATATTCTAGTTTGGGCAACTAACTTAAGATTAAGTTGGGTTTTATCTTGGATCATAATTTAAACTCCGAAAATTTATCTGTGGTCATTTTATCGCGGGACCCAAATGAACCTCTGTCAAAGGCAGGTTCTTCGTCTCCGGCGTCACTCAATCCCTGTTGTGCCGAAGGTTCAAGATCAAATAACTTCATCTTACTCCTATCAACACCGACCATGAACCTCTTATTAGCGGAAGGATCATTATATCTATTTTTTAACTGCTTTACCAAAAGTTGGCCAAGTTTCTCAAGGTCTTCATTACTTATAAGAGCAAACATGAAGTCGGCGGTTGCTGGCAAACCAAACGATTCAGAAGTATCGGTAAGTTCCACATCGCTGTTAGAAAAACCAGATCGTGTGGTCTGAGTTGCGGAAAAGACCGGCAAGTCATGCTCAACGGCAAGTCCGCGCAACTCTTCAGCAATCGCCTTCACATACGTATAAGAGTTTACACCATTACCAGGTTTAAACCGACTACTAGCACAAATGTTTAGATAATCAATAAAGATAATGTCAGGAATAAACTCACGCTTTAACTTGAGTTCGTTCAACAATGCCTTAAAGTGACCAACGTGTGCAGAAGCGGTAGGATATTCCTTGATAATCAACTTACCCTGCGTCTTACTCTTAATCTTATCAATTCGCGTATCAAACATAGATTTCGACAAATCTTTCAGATCGTCCATGGTAATATTCATAAGATTGGCATCGATACGCTCGGCAATTCGTTCTTCGGCCATTTCAAGTGTGATGTAAAGAACATTCTTACCTTGTGCCAGAATACTGGCAGCAACGTGACACATGAACAGCGACTTACCAACACCAGTACCCGCAAGGCAGATATTCAAAGTCTTGTTTGGAATACCACCGTTTGTGATCTTATTAAACAGATCAAGATCAAACGGGAGTCTTGACTCTTTACGGTGGTAATATTCAAACCGACTTTCGGCATTATCGATGTAATCGTGACCGACATTCTTGTTAAACGAAACACCAAGTGCCTCTCTCAACCGGTCAGGAATACCATCTTTACTATTAATCTTGTCGCGCCCATCAAGCACATGAATACTATGCACGATGGCATTGTAGACCGCTTTATCCTTACAGAAAGTTTCAGTGGAATCAAGCAACCACTTTTCATTTACATCAATAGGGACCTGAGTTCTTTCCAAAAGAGTATCAAGAGCAGTAAGGTCTTGCTCTGTGATGTTCTTGTCATCCTTGAAATCAATCTTCAAGGCCTCTTTAGTTGGTAAAGCATTATACTTTACCACAAACTTATTAATTGCCTCAAACAAAAGGCGTTGTTGTGCATCGGTAAAATATTCGCCCTGTACAAAAGGAATAACCTTACGGAGATATTGCTCATCCGTAAGGAGTTTATTCAAAATGATAACTTCAATTGTTTCTTGCATTCATTTCATTCCTAATAAAATCACTACGTATTCTTTCTATACAAGATTCGCATAACCACGTTTCTTCCGCACCATGAAAGCATATCGCCGCATCTTCATCAGCGATATGCTTCCGGCACGAATCACATTTTTTCTTATTCTTTCTCTGTAAGAGCTTCGTAAGCATCGTCAATATCTTCTTCAAGGATGGATTCTTCCTGGATCATCAAATTACTACCCATGCAATACTTATTTTCTACCCATTCTGGAAAAGAAGCATCTGCTAGAATTGGCAACCAAAACTCTTTGGTTTTGGTCTGGTCTTCACGATACTTCTTCTGTGTGGTATCGTTCTTGATTTGATACCAACCGCTTGAGGGTTTAATAACATGCCCAGATTCAATTGCCATTTCAAGTAGACCAGACCACTTGCTGATACCACCATCAAACGAAACTTCTACAGGAATCTTGGACTTTTCTTTAACAAACCGAGACTTCTCGACATTGATGATAAAGTTATAACCAGTCAAACCTTCCTTAACACTCTTCTCCTGCTGGCGACCAATGATAAAGATATTATCAGCAGAGTAATAGATACCCGTACCACCCGAAACAATGTCCTTAGGATACAAACCAATTTCTTTGTATGTATGATTGACTACAATAGCAGGGATATCCTTAATTGTCAAGTGCGGAGTGATCATTCTAAACAAAGACTTCATCTGCTTTGCGCGGGTCATATCGGCGACCGTCTTGCCTTCTAGTGCATCGTCAACTTCTTTCTTGGACGCCAAATTGCCAACAGAGTCAACAATAATGATAACATGGTCTCCACGTTCGATATTATTAAGTTGTGCCATAATATCGTGCTTCAATTGTTCAATATCGGTAATTGGTGTATGAAGTACCTTTGAGGTGTCAATACCAAAAGAATCAAAGTAAGATTGCGGAGAACCAAACTCCGAATCATAGAACAGTACGGCCGCATCAGCATACTTGTCCATATACGACTTTGCAAGTAGCAAAGAAAATGCCGTCTTAAAGTGCTTAGACGGACCGGCAAAAACAGTCAGACCAGGAATTAAACCTCCATCTAACTTACCAGACAATGCTACATTCAATGCAGGCACATTAGTCTGAATTACATCTTTCTTATTAAAGAACTTACTCTTATTCAGATATTCAGTTTCTTTAATGGTAGAATTCTTCTTTAGTTTTTCAAGCAAACTCATGGTAATCTCCTCATTTTATTAATTTGTATAGCAACAGTATAACATAGTGATGACATATGTGTCAAGTCTTTAGGCAAAAAGATCCTCAAGTGATGCTTGTGGCGTTGTCTTCCAATTCAGGCCTTTAATAATACCATCTAGAGGTTCAAGAAAGGCCTTAGAAAACATCATGTCGTAATCTATATATCGATGCAGGTTAAGTTCGGGCGGCATCTTCGAAAGAAAAGCAACACAATTTTCTCCAAGTGTATTGGGTTCTTTCAGATATAGAAATTTGATTTTATTGCCCTCTTGGATAAGTTCATAACGCTTATCCAAATTGTGCTTCTTTAGTTGATCATTATACAGCAAGGCTCCACGAACGTGCATGGGTGTTGCCTTCTGATAGATATCAGCATTAGAAGTATATTTGTTAAGATTGTTTACACCACGCGGAAAAGCAATCTGTTCTGGAGTAAGATGCATAAACTTAATCCGAGTTTCTTCAATGTATTTCTGAAGAATACTTTCATCACCATTAAGACAAATCTTAATCGCTTCACGCAAAGTTTCGCGCACAGGCGCAGGCGTGGAAGACTTGACGATTTCAAGACCCATGACCTTCAACTTGGGCGTCTTATAGCGAACATCTTCGTTGTCGTATACGTTTAGGGCATAACGCTTCTTCGATACCCAGATACCTCGGTCGGCAATTGCTTCACGCTTAAAGAAAATCTTCTGCTGAAAAGCATTCGTGTAATCTGCAATTTCATTACAAGTCTTGTCAAGTGCCTCTTGAATCTTTTCGTTACAGATTTTTACAAGCACATCTACAATCTTGTCATTCGGCAAATCCTTATAGTACTTCTCTACAAGCGGTGCAAGCGTAATATAACAAGAGTCAGTATCAGAATAAAAACTATAATCATAATCTGTTGTTCCACAAATCTTATTTAAATAAGCATTAAGACTGTTACCAATCTCGCGAATGATATACTGCCCGGTGATAGTAATACCTTCGGCGACACGATCATCATAATACCTGAAGTATTCTGAACCATAAGCACCGAACAAAGAGTTCAACTGAATCTTACGCGCCATCTGAATATTGTTATATTTAGAGATGTCTTTAAGAAGAGCCTTGTTCTTTGTCAACTCATATTCTTTTTGAGCAACGATCATCAATTTCTTGTTGCGTTGACGTTCTTCAAACATCTTCTCAACAATCTCAGGCATAAACCCCTGCTTCTTTCGACTATAGCAATATCCGTTTGAGGTCATGCAATAATCTTTTTCTTTAAGACCGTCAAGATTAAACTTCTTCTCTAGAAGACCCTCAACGTTTGTATTATTATGTATGCCGTTTATAAAAGTCTCAGGCGACATATTATATTGCATGATGATAGACGGATACAGAGAGGTTGCATCAAAAGAAACTACCCAGTCATAGTGACCAGGCACAGGTTCTTTAACGTATGCACCCTCAAATGCTCGACCTTGCTTTTGTTGCTTTTGAGGGATAATCACATTCTGCTTGAGAAGGTGATTGTAGACTATGCAATCCCACGTTCTAACTTGGGAAAAGATATCAGAAAAGTTGCACTTGGCGTCGAAGGCCATAGTCAAAGCAAGTTCGATAAGTTTCATCTTATCTTCCAGTTCGTCAACTAGATCAACGTCGATGATGTTGTATTCGGTAAATAGTTGCCAGTCATTATCATACAATTCTTTAAATGTATCATAACCAGTTTCTAGTTTCTTTCTACCAAGTTCAACCTCAGCAATGAAATTTAGTTTATACGATTCTTGGTTTGCATAGGTAAACTTCTTGTAAAGGTCAAGATAGTCCAACTGTTCTACACCGGTAATATCATAAATCGTTACTGGTCTACCGTTAATCATCTTGTCTGCTTTACGCACCAACCCCCAAGGGCTAAACTTCTTCTTGGCGTCATCACCAAGAACACGACCAACACGCGCCATCAGATAGGGAATGTCAAAAAACTTAGTATTCCAACCTGTGATTACATCGGGATAATCAGAACACCAGAAATCAATGAAGCGTTGTAGAAGGTCTGCTTCGTCCTTGCAGTGGTAGTACTTTACATCTTTATCTCCAACATGTTCGGAACCGACAGCGGTAAACTTACCACAACCCCACGTGTAAATCTTTTTTGTCTGGAGATTCTTGATCGTGATGAGAAGCATTGACTCATCGGGATTATCAACATCTGGGAATCCATTCTCGGCAGATGTTTCAATGTCTATAGTGTACGTTAGAACCTGTGAGATATCCCATTCGATATCTTTTGAAAACATACGACCTAGAAACTGATAAGCATAATGCGTCTGACCAAAAATAGGAAAATTGTCAACGTTTGAATACGTTTGGACAAATTGCTTGGCGGCCGCGTTGTCTTCAAACTCCACAGGCGCAACAAATTCACCATACAAAGACTTGTATGGCGTTTCTTCTTTTGACTTGACATACAACACGGGTTTGAAGTCGGTGCGGCGAGTATATCGTTTGCCGTTGTAGACACCCCTAACGAGCATCTTACTTCCATATTGTTGTGCAAACGTATAGAAATTCATTCCGACCTCACTAAATATATATGTTATAATACATCAATCCACATGATTTGTCAAGACTTAAGTGAGTTTCATAAATGATAATTAATAGAAAAATAATTAATACTGACATTGCATTTAAGTCTGATTTTCAGGACCACTACATTGATGATTTTTATAATTGCATTGATAAGTGGAAATGGATTCTTCATGAGAGATATGGAGCCAGACGAGGCCAAATTGTAACAATTAGCACCTTTGAAGTCAAGTTCGATTATGTCTGTATGGTTTTTGCGGTGGCGGAATTAGGATTAAAATTAATCACGCTTAATCAACCTCTCTCTTATGAAACTATACACAAAACAAAATTGGCCATGTTTGGACCAGCAGATTTTGCCATTGAACCTCAAACCGGTATGCACGCCAACCCATCCCCTCATGGTGCTATGGTAAAGCAATATTCAAAAATATTAATAGATACGAGAGAAATAACGTGGGTGCCAAGTGATGCAAACTTAAATTTTGTACACGAATTACCTTTACCGAACGACATCTTAATAATGACTTCAACTAGTGGTACTACGGAGCAATCACGATTGGTTACTTGGTCACATAAAGAAGTTTTTGAGTGGGCAAATAGAAATATTAAAATATTTAATTATGAGAAAACCTCCAGAGTTGGCCACTCAAGAAACATGCATCATGGTAGTAGTGCGGTATGTGAGTTTTTCCCGGCGCTAATGTCAGCAGATTTTCATGTCAACGCCAATACTGCAAAAGCAGCAATGATGTTTACCGCCCATTACGCGAAAGAATTTAAGTTAACCCACTTGGCATTCAAAAATGTATTTGATTTGGAAGATTTTTTAAATTATATAAAAGAACCTTTTACGGAAACGCTAACAATTTCCATGAGCGGTTTCACTGTACCAGAATATTTTATAGAACTCTGTAAGCAATACAATATAAAATTCATATCACATTTTGGTTCTATGGACATCGCAGTACCTCTGCTGGTAAATTATGTCGATTCTGAATATGTTTTTCGACCTCATTATTTGGGTGTAATGCCAGATAACTTTTACACTGTCAACATTGTGAAAGATAAGACGGTCGTCAACTGCAATTTATTTAAAACTGAAAAACTTTTAGGTGACAAACTGCGATTAGAGGAAGATGGTTTCTACCACGAAGGCCGACTATCTGAAGACAACTCAATTTTACCCGGCATTTTTACTTTAGTAAAAAGCGGAGATAATAACCATCTTGTTATATGGGAAGAGGACGGTATCGAAGCATCAAAAACAATAACCTCCAAAGAAATGGAGGCATTTGATGCTACGCACAATCTTAAATGGCCCAACAGGTCTCTCTTTCGACTAAAGAAAAGAGATTTTACAATTGATACTAAAGTGGATATGGATCAATTGAGAGCATATCTAGATGCTAAATTACTAAACCCTTAGGCGGCAAAACGATGCCTGATCCAAACCTGGTATTATATTCGTTCAGCAACTCAGTATCAGGCTCATAGATTGAGGTGATAGCACCAGCGCGAATGGGAACGGTGGCATTCTTCGCAAACGGAAGATAGGGTGCCATGGCAATGCCGTATTGGTTGTTTCCTTGCGGAACCATCATGATTATACAGGGTTTCTTCAAGACTACAAGGTTATTGACTTCATCTTCGGAGATTTCGGCAACAACATCTTCACCAGTAATTAATTTCACACAACGTACATTGGACATAGCACCCTCTTTTCAGCTATTCATTTAAAAATGTCTTCTTTGAAGACTTTGTTTTCACACCATTAATGTCAAACTTCTTAGGTTTCTTTTCCTCAGGAATTAAATTCTTGAGAAATACCGAGAGAACACCATTAACAAATTTCACTTCTTCGACTTGAACGGTTTCTGCGAGAGTGAACTCACGCGAGAAATCTCGGTTAGAAATACCCTTGTACAGGTACTCACCTTCGGTCTTTTCTTGACTACCCCCTACTGTCAAAATTCCCTCCTTAAGAGAGACATCCAGGTCTTCAACCGACCAACCAGCAAGCGCAACGTCAATAACAAAATTATCTTCGTCAACTTTCCGGATGTTATAAGGTGGGTAATTTACTGGGGATTTGACCTGAGAATTAAACTCAGTAAGTTTCTGAAACAACTTGTGATGACCAATAAAGAATGGGTCAAACTGTTCAGGACGGGATAGTAGATTAGTATCGAACTTGATATTCATAAATTCCTCCATTTAAGCAAGGTTAAGTTTAAGTTATGTACTGCCCAAGATCGGCACAGTACATAGTATTTATAACACATCTTAAGCGGAATGTCAAGTACTAATTACTTTTTTCTACTACCGATATTATACTTCTGCACCAGGTTCCACTCACCCTTTTCTTTATGGGAAATAACCTTAATCTGGTTTAGAGAAGCGCAATCTTGGTGTAGCTCCGGATTGAGAACAACTACCAATCCCCAATCATTCAGAAGTTTCGCAATCGTATTGCGCCTCTGAAGGTCATTCTCACTGAAGTCTGCTGCCTTACCGTCTAGGGCAAACAACTCTTTAAAATGTGTAATGAAGTATCGACCCTGCTTGTGTAAAATATGGCAAGACTGGTAAAGCGTATTGTCCTTGCGCGATGCAACACCGATACGGGAAAGCGTCTCTCGGACCTTTAAAAAGTCATCAGGAGTCTTTAGTTTAATTTCCAAAGGCACGTAGCCTGGGAAATCAATACGGAAAAAATCTTCTGTCATAATTTACCACCTTTATACAATCTCTTTTTTATATATTCTTTTTGATTGTCGGTGAGAATTGTAAGGGCAGATTTGGCCTTTTCATTACTATACCCATAATATTCCTTTACATATTCTACAAACACATCAGATTCACTCTTCAACCATTTGTTAAAACGTTTGCGAGGTCTAATTGTATTTATAAGAAATGCATTTTGCAAAGATTTATCCAGATGGGCTCTGGAGTTCATCTCATTGGCCTGAATAACAGTGTCAGAACCGTAACTCAGACCCTTGTTTACGATGAATGGGTTGTACTGTTTTTCGCTCCATTCATCAACTATTAGATTGAGTTTATTGTGGTGGATATCATTGATGAAGTCAAAGGGGCTGATGCTCTTTTTGACCTCCTTGAAGTCTCCTTCCTTGTATTGCTTAACTGGGTCGCCTAGACCTTCCAGAATTGACATTACTTAAACTCAACTGTCGCCATAACCTCTGTTAAACAGGCAACCAGATTGATCTCATGGTTGACCACGAAGGCAGACTTGTATTGGTAGTCAGCAAGAATCAGTACCAACTTGGGAATACTGGCACTCTTAATGTCAGCAAGACTGTCATAAATCTTACGGAAGATAAGATTAGGATCGTTGTCAGAATTGTCAACAACCCACTGACGCATCTTCTGCCAGTCCTTCTCCTTGAGAGTGTCAAGCAATACCTTGACGTTCATATCTTGTGCCACAGCAAGAACACCAGAGTCGATCTTACCACCAGCACTGTACCGCTGGAGTTCGTTCAGCACACGGCGATAGTCTGGGAAATGCTTCTTAAGCACCTCAGCAACCACCAATTCGTCATACTCTACACCCTCAGACTCAAGAATATCCTTAAGTCTAACCATGAAGCGACCAGCCATCTTGGGCCGGTCTGCCTTGGTCAACTTGAATTCAATAACCGCAGTACGACTATGCAATGGTGCAATGATACGGTTCTTGAAGTTACACGTAAAAATAAACCTGCAATTTTGCGAGAACTCTTCAATAAAGCCGCGCAAAGCAGGTTGTGTGGAGTTAGGATTTAGATAGTCTGCCTCGTCAATGATAACGATCTTGGTCTTACCACCAAAAGATACAGACGATGCAAAGTTTCGAATCTTGGTACGCAGAACATCAATACCAGATTCCTCAGAACCGTTGATAACGATATAATCACAGCCAAGTTCTTCGCAGATAGCACGTGCTACTGTGGTCTTGCCGACACCGGCAGAGCCACACAATAGCATGTTAGGTATTTCATTGGAGGCAACAAACTGTTTAAAGGTGTTTAGTTGCGCGTCAGGTAAAATACAATCATCGAGTTTCTGCGGCCGATACTTTTCGACCCACAAAAATTGTTCTCTCTTCATTTCCATAATAATCACCCATAATATAAATTAAAAAACACATCACTTAACAATAGATTGATACAAATCCTCTAGATCAGTTGCTTCTTGGGAAACCTCAGCGATGTTCTGCTTGTGGTAAACTTTTGCCAACTTGCGGGCATACTTCTTAGGAAGACCAACCTCAGTTTCAAGTTTAGTAAGAATTTCCTTTACAAGGTCTCTCTCACCATCAACTCTGGTAATTGAATTGGAAATTTCTTTAATACCATCATAAATCTTTTGACGATCTACTGGCGATGTTGGGATAATAACGTTACTCATTCTTCACCTCTACAATTAGTGTAAAATAATATATCAAATTAGGCAGGAACAATCGATGAAGGTTCCATGGCTAGCCAGTAATCAATCTTCTTTGTACCATTATTTAGATGGATTGCCTTCTTCTTACCAAGAGATACTTGATACGTATCGGGAATAACCTTAATGTTTTCGATCTTGAGTCGGCAGATAAAGTCTGGAATATCCTGACTAGAGTAAGCATACTCCTTCTTTGAGGCTGGCTTAGTTGCCGAAACTGGCGCCTTTGCGGAGATATTCTTCTTGTACGAATTGCTCTTAGAATTACCAGGATCACCAACGGTCATCGTGACAATCTGATTGAGAGAAACGATGGAGAGCGTGGGTGCTTCAACAATGCCAGCAGACCGCATGATCATGTTGAGGTCGTTGGAGTTTAACTCAAAAGAATAAAAAGGATCAATCTCTAGAGTCTTATCGGGGGCAGCAACAACCACCGAAGGATCGGCATAGAAGTACTCAAACTGAGCAGAGTCCTTCTTGATGGTCAGACTGGAGTCACCAAACTCAACATCTTGATCGTCCATCAAAGACAGAGTAGCAAGAAAACTATTCAGGTCATAGATGGCAAATTCCTTAGGGAAGGTCTCAAAGACGGTTGAACGGGAAAGAATGTTCTTACCAGCACTCACTGTTGCTAGAACATTACCCTCACGGATAAGAATGTTCGAATTGATGGATGCATAATTCTTAAGAATTGCAAGTGTCGCATTACTAATTTTCATATTTAAAATACCTCAAAGTTAAGTTCACAGTTATCACTATACGCTATATAGCGTTGGTTGTCAAGCATTGTTTTAATTCTTCATCATATTTCTCATCTTCAATAAAAGCGTGGTAAAGTACCCATTGTTTTGTCTGATTAATCATAACAAGCCTGTCAAACAACGTAAACGGCCAGTAAAAATAATGTGTTTCATTCTTTCGATATCTTAGCCCGTCTTTCTTTGTATTACTTACTTCAGTGTTAGAGAAGAAAAGAACACGCTCTAAGATACGTTTGTTATATTCGTTTGCGGTTATAAAAAATGATTTGAATCCATTTTCAAACGCAAGATCACCACACGCCGCAGTCAAAGCATTTCTCATTCTTGCAGACCTATGTGACTGAAACTCTGGTACAGTATACGCTCTGGAGCAGAATAAGGCAACAGAAGGATTCATATCCCACGTTGAAAATCCCTCGCCCATAACCACTTTATTATCCTCAGTATACACGAAATACGCACCACTTGTCAAGTCATATCGTTTTTCTTTATACAGGCAATGTAAAAATGTATGAGGTTTATTTTCCCAGTCTACAGGGTCCATATTAACCGCGCCAGGTCTTTCGTCATTCAGCGAGGCGTTACAGTAACCTATAATTTTTTCTATAGGCGTTTTACTGTCAATTCTTTCGATCATTTCGAATTAATTCCACAATATAATGACCAAGATCAAATTCATACCAGCGCATTCCAAAATTTGTTGCCATGGGTTTAGCATGATGGTTCTGATGAAAGGCTTCGCCGCAGGAAACAATTCCTAACACCAGATTATTCACCGCATTATTTTTTAGATCAAATTCTGGATGTTTATAGGTGATGCATTTAATCGGCGTGTGACCAAAGATGTTAATCAGGCCCGTCATGATCAAAGCATAAAAAGATCCATTAAGACTGGCCAAAACTAGGTAAAAATTACCAAAAAACAAAAACGAAATTAAAGCAACAATTAAAAGATTTGCTATGACTATATGAGTGTAATATTCTTGGCAGGTATGGGCAAACTTATCTTCAAATGTTTTTCTAGATTTTACATATTCTCGAAGTAACCAACCGCGTTCATCATCGGTAAAGTTCCATCCTATGAATGCACTCCACCGACCGTGTATGGGCGAATGAAGGTCTAAGTCTGTATCGGTGTGAGCATGATGCCTGCTGCGGTGTACGGCCGCCCAAAAAATAGGTGACCCCTGTAGCGTCTGACAACTAAGCCATAACAATACCCGTCTTGTCCAAGGATGAACACTAAAAGATTTATGGGCAAACAAACGGTGCATACCTATGGTAAGACCAATTACCCAATACAGAAAACTGAAAAAAACAGTACCCCATAACAGGGTACTGCTTAGATTAAAAGCGGAGTAGATGGCGGCAAGCGTTAAGAGAGGGAGAATAATCCCGTATGCCTTACCCGATCTTTCCAGTCTCCAATGTATCATCTAGGTACTCTCTCCATATGATGTATTTATGCACGTTAGAAGTCGGTATCATCTTCCTTAGGTTCTTCATACACAGGTTCACCCACAACGATTTGTGATGGGTCAATCTTGGCATCTACTTTACTATATAGGTCAAGAAAGGCCGTCTTGGTATCGGTATCAAACCGGCTAACACAAAGTTCGATTGCTTTGGCACGGTCGCCGAAAACCGAGAACGCCTTGACAATGTGTTCCAGACGGCGAGTGGAGATAAGTTCGTCAACACCACCCGTGAAGTAGGTCTTACGGATGATTTCTGCCCATGACACAAGGTTGTCGGCAAACTCTTCGTCCACACACCCGTCACGTTCCATCTTGTTGACCACAATCTTGCGCTCAACCGAAGCGGACGGATACTCTTGCTCAATGGTAATCGCGAACCGTTCAAGGAAAGCATCGTCCAGAATTTGAGCGGACATAAACTTGCCATCATCTGAACCACGACCCTTGGTGTTTGCAGTTGCCACAACGGTGAACCCAGGCGCAGGGAAGACGGTCTCACCGGTCTTCTTATTGTAGAAGGGTTTACCTTCTAGGATCGCCTGTAGGCACATCAACTTGTTGGAGCCACGGTCAACCTCGTCAAGGATGAGGACTGCGCCGCGTTTCATGGCGGTAATAACGGGACCTTCACGGAAGACCACGTTGCCGTCCACCAGCGTATTACCACCCACTAGGTCATCTTCATCAGTCTCAATGCTGATATTGACACGGAGTGCCTCGCGCTTGATCTTGGCGCAAATCTGTTCGACCATGGTAGTCTTACCGTTACCCGAAAGGCCGGTAATGAACACAGGATAGAACATGTTGGACTGTACAATCTTTTTCAGGTCATTGTAGAATCCAAACGGTACGTAGGTGCTATCGACCGCGGGTACCAGATTTTCAACCTTGGTTTCAAGAACGGGTTGGGTAAAGACCCGAGGCGCAACAGGCGCGGCGGATACAGGCAGGTTTGCTGCTGGGCGGGGCATCTGCAACACCTGAGCGGAGAACAGAGGCAAGAGGTTGTATTTACCACGACCAACCTTGTATTGGGCATCATATAGAATCCAGGTAGGGCAACCAAACCCAAGTTCCTTAGACAATTGTCGAATGACACCGTTAGTGAAGAACCCAGAAGGATTCTTAGCGGACAGGGCATTAACCAGCACCTGGCGGTTTTCTTTACTCATCATAATATAATCACCTTTTTCATAATCATCATCAATATACATATTG